CGCGGATGATGTCTGCTCGCGTCGCCATTACCTGTCTCCTACTCGTGGGACGTTGTAGGCGGCGACACCGAAGAATCCTGCGACGATGAAGTTGATTGCGTCGATGTAGGATCCGTCGATGACTCGCATGGCGCTGAGTGCTACGAGGATTCCGAAGCACGCACAGTAGGCGTAGAAGCGGATCTTGGGGTCAATGCCCTTAGACGGGGCTTCGTGCTCACCCATTATTTTTCTCCTTGAGGTAGGAAAGGATTTCTTTCAACTGGCGGTTTTGTGCGTCTATGGTAGACCCGCCATGATTTGGTTTGACGTGGTACTGCACGTCTTTGAGTTTATCTTCGATATCATCTAGTCGAGCCACAACACCCGGCTTATCGGGAGTTCCTTCCCATGTCGCGAGCATTACGGAGAGGTGATCTAAAAATCGGGTAAATCGGTAGACGAACTTTCCAACAATGGTAGTCAAGGTTATGATCCCGACTATAACGGCCACATCTAGCGTTTGAGGTAGATTAATCAACGGACAAAGATTTCTGCGAACATGTTGCGGGTTTCTGGCGAGTCAGAGAAAAGGCGTCCTTTTCGATACGTGCTCCTCATGATGGACAATACTTTGTCGCCATACATAAGCAGTCTCTCTCCTTCTCGCAAGTCTGTGACCTTATAGGCCCATCTTACCAGATCCCCCTTGGGTTGTCTCCTCTGGGCGAACCACGTGGCGCCGTCGATCCAGACGGAGACCTCGCCGTCGGGGCAACGAAGGCTGAAGGCGTATCGCGCTTTTCCAGACTTTTTCATGACGAAGTCGTCGTAGTTGTCTGCGAACTTGTTGCTGATTGCATACTCAGCATAGTCCTCAGCGTAGTTTGTAATGAATGACCCGAACCGGGTGTGCGCCACTTCCGACTGAAATTGCTCACTGTCAACAAAGTCGGTGACAATGAATCCGTCTGCATGTCGGGAAACGCCTTCAACAGGCTCGATATGAAAGCGGATGAAGTAGGGGTTCATGATGGATACAGAGTTTGAGAGCATTAGGCACCGAACTCTGTCCTGATAGCGGTCTACCGTTGAGTAGAAATCCATGAACACTTTCGCCTCATCGGGCAGATATCTTAGTGACCCTTTATCAATGATAAACTCATCAAAGATGATTGTGTAGACGTTGGGGTACGCGATCGACTTGTTAGCCTGCGCCGTAGACAGTGGAATGAAGTAACCAATCGTCTCCCACTTTTTACCCACCTTGCGCTGGGCGAACTGTCCATCAACGCGAAACTCTTCATCAGGAAACTCTGACTGAATGTCAGTGAAGAACGAGTTGCGCCCTTTTAGTTCCGTCTTGTAGCGTCGAAGGTAGATGAATTGCTGTCCCTTGTTGATCGCATTCTTGATAACGATTTTCTTAGCACCATAGGTCTTACCCAGGCCGCGAGCACCCATAATCATATTGAAGACGCCCGCGTATGAGAGCACCTTCGAGAACGAATAATAACTGAATTTCTTTTTCAATCGTGTCTCCTTACCGTCCACCATCGAGTGCCGGCAAGACGATCGATGCTAGTGATTACAGGTCCATAATAAGGGTTTCCTCCGTGCCCAATCAAACGATTGGAGTCCACAACCATTTCTACGTGATCGGTCTCGGGATAGTAGGATCCTGTAGACCGCCAAGCCATGACGATCATATCGCCAGGTCTCAGCATGGCACGCTGCGCGGCCGTCATGGCACCGCTACCGCGGGGCATGACCTCTCTCCCACGGTTGTACTGGTCGCCCGTCCACGTGCCCACGAATGTCCCTGACGTGTCCTTGTAGGCCCGGTAGATCGTGGATGAGCAGTCACCGAAACCTGAGTTGTCGGGGTCCAAGCGGCCCGGCGCCTGCCTGTAGCCAAACTTACCGATTCGGGACATCATCCACTTCAGAGCCTTCGCTCCCTTGGACCCGTCACCACCACCACCCGGGTTGCCGCCGGGGTTGGGCGCGACAGCGCTTCCCTCGTTGAACCCGAGCGCGTGAGCATTGTTCCATGCACCTGAGACAATCTCCTGGACCTTGGCCTCGGAATTGCCCATATCCATTTTCCAGAGATTGATGCCCACCGGGGTTCCTACTGAGGTTCCGAAGCGCGTGCGTAGCCATACCAGGTTTGAGTTGTCGAGCAGCAGATATCCAACGCCCGGTCCTACAGTGAGGCTGGCGAAGTTGGACTGCGACGCCCTACCGCCATTGCCGTCAGGTGTGGTAGTGCTACTGGATCCGCTGCTGCCGACGCCGCTGGTGTCTTTTGACTTGATGATGTTGTATGCGGTGTTGTAACGGGTGCTGTATACACCTAGCACGGCGTCTGATAGGATGGCGGACTTCATTCCATCGAGATTTGTTCCGCCAACGCGATTCGCGATTCGCATCGCCCGCTGTGGAGACTGGTGGTAGGCGACGGCCCACAGGATGAATGTCTCGGTGTTGGTGTCAGGGTTGATTCCGTACTTGAGCGCCATGTTTCTATAACTGCTGTTGGCGTCAAAGATTAGTTGGTCGTCCTGGATGTTACGGTTATTAAGTAGGAACGGCTTGAGTGCATCACCGAAGTTTCTGGGCAGATAATAGGTATTCCAGAACGCGTCACTCCCATTGTGTGCGTTCATGACGTTTCGGAAGTCTTGTGGCAGAGCCCCATACCCCGCAGAGTCAACATTTTTCATCTTGTTGATTAGTGCCGCAGCGCGAGTACCATACCACTGCCCAATTCCCACAGTGATTGGATCGTTGTAGTTGATTGCGGCATAGTTCATAGACGACTCGACAGTACCGATCGCCTTGACCCACACTTTTCGCATGGTCTCATCCCAGGCCATTTATCCCCCTAGATAGACGTCTGCCACCATTTTACCATGGTGGCAGACGTGCTCGCTAGAAGATGGAATACGATGCGTCAATTGCTAGCCGAGTTCCCGCGGGAATGTCCTTTAAGGCAATGACGTTGCCATTGTGGTTGACATTCCCTCGGAACGCTGTGGAGTCCTGCCACATCGTCACGTAAAAGTTCGTGTACGGGCGAGCCCACGCGGGAAGCCTGAACAGGACCTCACCATTAGTGACGCTACCAACCTCGAATGTTGCATGGATGGTGACGTCGTCACGCTCCCGTCGACAGACGGCGTAGAGGAAACCGTTCTGTCGCACGTTATTGAGATTTGCGAGCCCCGTAATGTCCTCCCAACCGTAATTGACCCAACCGGAGCCACCCCGAAGCCAGGCATCAAATTGCTGCTGGGCGTACTTGTAACCCGCCGGAGTGAAGTGAACATTCATGTCGGGCGTGAAGAACTTAGCCTCCTGACCGTTATGGAACCATGAACGAGACCCTTCACAGACAACCGCTCCGTGCGGGGTGGCAAGTCGCTTGATCGCATTCGTGGTTGAGGCGCAACGGCGGGCGATATTGAAGTCATTGTTTGCGTCGCACTCATTATAGAGTGCGGGCAGAACAATAATATCCTTACAGTTCGGGAACGCCTCCTTCAGTTTCTGCATGAACCGCTCAAATGGCTGGCTGATATCACGTCCGGTTCGGATATCGTAGATGAGGTCGATGATGTAGCAGCGCCCCGTCAGGCCTCGCTGAAACTCACTAATCTGGGTCGCAGCATTATTGAGCATGGTAAGAAAGTTGTTGTCATCGTTTGAGGTGAACCCGCCACCGTTCGATGCATAGTTGTGAGGGATCTCCCCCTTGCTCCTACACCAATCATCCCACGTCCCGTTGGCATATCCAGTAAGGATCGCGTTAGACGAACCGAGGATAAGCGTATGGGGATACTTGCTCACCCTGTTCACGATGCTGTTGGACTCGAGGTCATTCAGCCGTCGATCGGCGTTCGCCTTGTTGCTGTTAACCGACGAACGGACCGTCGCCAACTCATCCAATACATCCTGCATCCCCTGACTGCTGGCGACACCGATCTGCGACCCGTCTTTAGCGGTTGTGGTGAAGAACTTGCCTGAAGGGTGCTTCTCGAATTTCTCGACCAGGAGGGACTTCAGGAACGCGTCGGTCTGTTTATCGAGTTCTCTTAGAGCATTCTTGAACGAGGTCTGCTGCATTTCGAATACGTCTCGATTGGAGGCCACGAACTCCTTCACTTTTTCGTTGAACTCAGCGACCAGACGCCTCTCCTCCTCTCCGAACTCGTTGACATACTCAACAATATCGGAGATGACCTCACGTAACTTGGAGAGAACTTCATAGTACGTGAGCCCGTCTCCGTAGGTGAACGGCGTCACGTTATTAATGTTGACGGTGTTAATGAGATAGTTGGCCTCCTCCATTCTTTTATAGATCTGTAGCCAGCGGCGAGACTTGTCGGCAATAGGCATTTTTACTCCTAGTACATTCCATAGTTGAGGTAGTGGCGAGTGCGGGGCTGAGCACTGTCCCAGATGCCCATAAACAGGTCGGACAGTTCTGCGATAACAAAGTCGTCCACATTCACGAGAGTGTTTCGATAGCGAGCGATCTGCTCCCCCTTACCCATATTGTATCCCGTGGAAAGGGAGTGTTGGTTGTTCCGGTAGTCGTTGGTTCCGGTGCTACTCGACGTCGAGGTCGTCGTGTTCGTGCTCTTGCCTTTGGTAGAAGCGTCGCTAATCGACGTCGCGTAGTCTCCGTCCCCCGCTAGACGACTCTGCGGAGTATCAGACCCTACCGTGCGACCTGTGGAGCTAGTAGTGCCGGATCCGTTGCTGTCCTGCCGGTTCGTCCCACTGTTCTGAGACCTTCCGTCCTGAGAGGTCTCATTAACGCGGCGTCCACCGTCGAGGGGGTCGTTGTTGAGGAGTTCAGCCTCATACATGCGATTGTAACGGGGCATGATGCGCTCCATCTTCAACTTGAGTCGCCAGATGAAAATATCTGGTGTCTCGTGCGCGATCTCCTGGAGCCAGTACTCTCGTTTAATGCGATCATTAAGGACCTTGCGATAGTCCTCATTAAAAATGGGGTAGTCGTCAAGGCCAATGTGGTCTCCGGTTACCTTAACAACATCCTTAAGGCGCATTGTGAACTGTGCAGGCATTACTCCTCTCCCTCTGTGTCGTAGGTGGTCAAGTTCTGTACGGCCAGGTAGTCCTCCATATTCGGAGCGGCATTGTCGTCGACCGCCCATTCGCACGAGATCTGTAGCCCGAATTTCTCGTTGATCTGCTCGCACGCAAGTTGGCGGGGCTTCATGAATGACTCACGCGACGCAAGGACCTGCCCCGAGTTTCCCGCCGCCTCCTCAACAACCATGCGCTCGCGCTTCTCACTGTTAACGTTCATGATTCCAAGCATTGTCAGAGCCTCGCCCCAGATCTTGGCCTTGGACTCCATGTGCTTGATACTAGAAACAGCACCAGCACCCGCGTTCTGGTTGAGTGGAAAGACCCCAATCATGCTAGCAAGATTATCGACAGCCAAATTTTCAGTGCCCCATACAACGGGCTCGCCATCGTAAATCTTACTAATCAAATTTTGTACAGTCAACCTCTGGTCCTGACTACAAGCAACAATCATTGGATTACGCTCGTTAAGCAAATCAATCTCGATAGTGCGGTCAATCTGGGCGAGGCGCGCGGCGTAGGAGAGCACAACATCAATCTCGGGCACTCTAATCTGGTTTCCCCAGATACAGACGGACTCGCTAGCGGGCACGTCGCGCGAGTAGACTCCATTTCGCGTCACCCGATAGCCAGTGGGGTTGTCCTGGATATCCAGGGGCCCAGAGATTGTTGCAGGCATTGCCATGAACATCTCAAAGAATGAGTCGTAGTAAAACACACTGTACCCATTATTGAAGATCGTTGTCTCAATGAAACGCGGATCAATCCCATTGGGTAGCCCCTCCCAAGTGAACCTAGAAATGCACTTTCCCATCAATTGGCGTCTGTACATATACTCCAGCGCCGCCTGACGATTCTCAGATGTGGATGGCTTTGCAGCCATCACCTCACGATAGACAGTATTCTTAACATAGTCTCTTTTAGGCAATCAAACTCACCTGATTCGTCTTGTCGATCCGATTGTTCCTGATATTGATTGTACCAATGCGCTGGGGCGAGCGCCACAAAGTCACACCCTTTTCAAAGATGCCTCGCACGGTCCCCTTGAAGGTCTCAGGAATGTCCGCCCGCTCCAAGTAGCACTCGGCCAGTTTCCAGTACGTGAACTCACTCATCAAGGAAAGACGGCTTGGCATCTTGATCCACGTGTTCATCGCGTAACCGTAGCGCAGCCAGTAGTCACCAACACGACGAATAGCCGCGTCGGAGAGCAGTCGCACGCGACAGTCGATCACCAGCCCGTTGGACACCATCGCAGCCACCGTGCCTGCCGTCTGCCCAATGACGGCGGGTGGGATGACCTGCATGTCCTGCTGCTGCCCATTGATACTGGCGATTGCCGCCTCATAGTCGCCGTTAGCGGCGAACTGTGCAAGGTCGTAGTTCGTGTCCCGAACCGCGCGCTGCTGCGTCTGAGAGATCTGTGAGGCGCCACTAGCCAACTGATTCTGGATGTTCGCCGTCGACTGCGCCTGCGAGTTCTGAATCATCGCGCTGATTCCCGCTGTGGCCGCCTGACCAATGCCCGCACCCACAGCCTGACCGTTGAGCCCAATAGCACCTCCAAGGGCAGTCATTCCACCCTGCACCGCCTGGACAGTAGCCCGCATGTTATTGTAACGAGACTGCGAATCGGCCATTGCAGAGTTACCCCACATCGAGTTCTCAGCACCCGCCTGGGTTGCAGCAATCCCTGCGTTAGCAATGTCGCGAGACGCCACGGCACTACGCTGAGCACGACGCTGCTGCCACTTAGCAGAATTGATCTGTGCCGCAATAGTGTGAGCATTCGAGGCCAAATTATTGAGACCCGAGTTGTTGAGCACTGAGAATGTGGGGAGTGAGGTGTATCCGGTAACCAGATCCCACTCCTCGCCATACTCATCCTCCTCATGAGTACTTGGGCCGACAAGACGCTTAGAGGCCCATTTGTTGTTGTAATCCTTGATTGTGAACATTAATTGGGGGTTGGGCGGAACAACGTGCCCATACTGCAGGAGCCCGATACCGGTAGTCATAAGTGACTCTGGGCGAAGTTCCACAGGATTCCCCGTGTAAGTCGTGAGCTCAAGGATGCAGTAGGGAGCGGTCATGAACTTACGAAGTTCCTGATACGCCTTCGGCAGCATGCCCATAACCTCCTTTCGGAAGTCATGATTAGTCAACGGAAAAGCCCGGTTGACATAGACGTCGCCAGTGCCGACCTTATACCAGCTCACGCTCCCGATTCGCGTCGCATTTGCCGGATTCTTGGACACCACACCCTTCGGCACAATAGTCACGGAGCCAATACCCTGGGCGACCCACGGGTATGCAGAGAGCGCTGAAAGCCCTTCGAGATAATCGTTACGCGACGTCACCCATACGCTGGCTGAATTGGGGAGACCCTCAGCCTTTGACCCGTTAGCCATCTTGAACCGAGGACTCGCAAGGTTCCCCCACTCTGCTGCAAGGTCAATAGTGCTGGTAATAACGACATCATAATCACCGTTAAAGACGTCAGCAATCATGCGCCGGTATGAGCGAATGACCTGATGCTCGCCGCCGACGTCGAGGCCTTCGGGTTGAGCGAGCCATTCGCGCCCGTTGTCGTTGAAACTATCAACGGCGGCGATCCCCATGTGCCCACGCTCAAGGTAACAACGGCCAAACTTGATGCGCTGATAGTACGTTGACCATACGTCGAGTTGAAGCGTTAACTGCGTAGTGTTAGGCGCTATGTAGTCCACACTAGTAATGAAGTAGAAGAAAGCGTGAGGCGCATAGCCCTCAAAGTTCTTCGAATCAACGGGACGGCCGGGGTTCTCAACCATTACATAGTTATACTGGTTCGCCTTAGTGAAAGGTGTGGGGATGCGAATCGGCTTTCCTTGAGCAAGGTACGTTAGCTGGTTTATCTCGACCTTATTAACTTTGTTGAATGACTTAACATACTGATAAGGTGTCCAGCCATAAGCGTCCCAATCAATAATGTCACGATAAGTATTATCAAACGGCACGTTACACATAGTAATAACACTGCCCGCAGACCACACAGAGTAATCAAACGACAACCCTGCAATAGTCTCTGGCGGGTCACCATAAATCTGTGTCATATCTCCTCCATTAACAGTAAAACCCCACCGTCCCGGAGGATAGTGGGGTGGTTACTGATTCAGTATATCACGCCTGAATCTGAATTGAAATCTCCTTCGTGACAGGCTTAGTGCCGGCCGGAGAAGACTTCGTGTCAACAGAGACCCCGACCACTGGTTGCCCATTCTTCTCGTCGGGCCCGACAGTCAGGACACCGTCGTTAGAGATCTTTGTGGCCTTGCTGGTCGCATTATTGACGTACCAATCAGTGGCGTATCCCTTGTTCGCGGGCGGGGTCTTCCAGACGATCTTCGCCTGCCGGACGGCGCCCGGCTTCATCGCAGTAGCGTGCGTACCGTCCTGATTGAGTATCTGAATCGACTCGATCTCAGCGTTCGTCTCATCCTTCGGAACAACGATCCTCGTGCTCTCCTTCGTCCCAAACGCAATCGCAGGAGTAAACGGAGAAGCCGAAATCAGCGACCAGTGGTGCAGCCAGTAGTTGTCATAAAGACCCTCGGGGTTCTGAATGGAACGATTCTCCAGGAGAACGTCCTTAATCAGCAGAAACTCCCGTGTAGTCAAGATCGCACTAACGTCCTTGAGCCCAAGAGCCTCATTCGGAACAGTGATAATGTGCGACGGAGCCTCCGCGTCCTGACGGTTAAACGCAGCAGACAGTGAGGTGACGTCAACGTTGGCCTTAAACTCAGGCGTTGCAATGAGAACAAGATTCTCGGGGCGAGCGAACGAGTGAACCGCCGCCGCATTGTATGCAGGAGTCGGATAACGCATCTTATCCGCAGCCACGCGAAGCGCCTTAAGGGCAGCGTCGGTGTGAGTCTTGTCCGCATCGAAGATGTTCAGGTCAGGGATCTGAATGCGATGGAACCCGTGCTTCTCGTCGTAGGTGCGGAACAGAGAGCAGATGGTCAGGAACTCGGACCACTCATCCGAGGAGGCGGCCACGGACATCGTCTGAGAAAGCATCTCAGACAGCCCCGTATCACTCAAGAAAGCGCGACGGAGAACGTCTCGGTTGAAGGTGACCTTGAACTTTTCCTTACGGTTAATCGTATGGAAGGCGCTGTAGGCGGGCGGTCGTGCCTGGCCGAATACATCCTTCTCCAGGTAATCACGGTTCTCGTCGTAAATAGTGGGCTTGATGAAATCCATGTGCACCTCTTCGATGGTGTCACCGAAATTCATCATGCCGTCCTTGAAGATGGCGAGAGGGTTACGCCAGGAAATATCGCGCACAACCGTGGATCCAATCCGGTTAATCAGTGCTGACATAAACTCATTTCGAGAAACATTGTCAGACATGATTCCCTGAATGGTCTCCTGGATATTAGCCTTAGTGGCCTCGGGAACCATCTCCTGGTAGTCCCTACGCGCATCCGAACGAATCGCGTTAAGCATATCGACGTTTGAGACGTCATCTCGCAAGCGGGGCATAATTACTTCCTCGTGAATAGATCTGAAATTGACTTGGGCTTCCAGTTCCCATCAGGAACCGATGAGTCGGGATTATCCCCGGATGAGAAAAGACCTGAAAGGCCTGCAAGAGTCTTCCCAGTACTCTTTACGGCGTCCGTGTCAATCCCCATTTCCTTAATTGTAGCACTGCCCGCGTCCTTCAAGGCAGTACCCGCAAGATTGGCGGCGGCCCCGCCAACGTCGCCAATGCCCTTGGCTACAGCCTTGGCGTCATCCGCCGTCGACGCCACGGCCGCCTTGACGTCATTTGCGGTCATCTCCTTACTGGCTGGAACGTCGTCACCCGCAAACGGGTTACCCGTCTCCCGGTCAGTGGGAGTCAGCATCCCCGAGAGGCGACCTTCAAGTTCGCCCTGAAGTGCAGTGATCTTGTCCCCGAAAACGCTCGCCAAGTGATCCCAGGCCGCCTTTGTATCCTTAAAGGGATCCTCGTCTTTCTCGGGGTTGGGGTCGCCTCCCATCATATTTCGATCGGATGGAGATACCGCCTTGTTGTCGCCATCGGAGTCGCCTGGATCATAAACATTCGACTCGGGCAGGCCCATCTCCTTCTTCTGTTCAGACGAAAGATGTGCCGTGTCCCGATTCATCTGCTGAGCACGCTCTTGCTGGTACTTCGGATCGGCAAGTTTGTCGCCAGTAACACCTGTTACAGGAACGCGCGACTTGTCGGGCTTGCTGTCAAGATTCTTCTTGGTCTGTTCTTGAGTTCGCTTGGCGTCCTCAGCAACATTTCCTGTCCCCTTATACTTATCAGCCTTTCCCATTTCTTCTCCTAATAG